AAGGGACGTCGTCAGGTTCGGAATGTCGCCGATGCCGAGCGCCACCGCGCCGGTCTGGCCGTTGACCGAGGAGACCGGCCCCGACGCCAGGACCGCCTCGGCGGTCTCAGCCGCATCGGCTGCGTCCTCAGCCGCCTGCTGTGCCAGCGCCAGCGTCTCGGTTACGCTGGATGCCGCCTCCAGGATCGACTTCGCCAGACCGGCACTGGCCGAGATCACCCAGTCGTCGTGCTCAGCAGCGCCGATATCGCCGCTGATCGCCGCCACCTTGAACGCCAGCGCGCCGGTCTCGCGGCTGTAGGCCTGGACCTCCAGCAGCGCCCAGTCCTCGATTGCGCCCTCAGCCGCCCGCGAGAGGATCACATAGGGTGTCGGCGCGAAGAGTGCCCGGGCAGCCGTGTCATCGATGACGATCGTGGTCTCCAGACCGATCGAGACGGTCAGCGGCGAAGCGGACGTCGCCACCAGGAACCCGCTCTCGGCCGCGGCACTGACCTGCGCGAGTGCCGGACCAAGCACCTCGTTTACCCGGGTCAGGCCGAGCGTCACCAGGTTGTCGGACGCCGTCGTGATCGCCGTGATCTGGCCCGCCAGCTCGTTCAGGCTCTCGACGATCAGCCGGTAGCGGCGATTGAAGAAGTCCCGGTCGAGGTCCTGGCTGTCGCGGACCCGAAGGTCCTCGAAGCGCACCACCATGACATCACTCCACCCGGATCGGGCTTGCGGACGCGATTGCCTCGGGGTGCTCGGCCTTCAGCGCGTCATAGACCGACGCCTTGATCGTGTAGCGCGCGCCCGGCCTGAAACGAGCTGTCGCGAACTCGAGGTAGCGGTTCACCGTGATCCGGTAGTGCGAGGGTGTCTTGGCCATCATGGCATCTCCTTCATGGCATCGGATCAGCGTGGATTGGGCTAGATCAGGACTGGGCGAACTCGATCAGCTCCGCGACATGGAAAGTGCTCGCCGCCGAGACGGTGGAGCCGACGATCTTGACCGCATAGGTGGTGACGCTGGTGACGTTGAAGATCGATGTCCGGCGGATCGTGCCGTCGACGAGAACCACGTCCTCGACCACGTCCGCGGTCTCCGTGCCGGACAGGTCGGCACCGGTCAGCAGCGTCACCGTCGCGTCGTGCTGGGCCTCGTCGAATGCCTGCAGGTCGGTCACGACCTTGACGCTGGTCGTCGCCGAGCCCAGCGTCCGCGTCTTGCCCACCCATGTGAACGTCGTCTTCGTCCGGCTGACGATCGCCTGCGAGCCGGTCAGCCCGAGGCCCGGCATCAGATCGGTGGTGCCGGTCAGTGTGACCCGCAGCGGCAGGATCGCCGGCAATCCGGTCAGGTTCGGCCCGTTCGGCGCTCCGTCGAGCGGCACCCATGCGCCGTTCACCTGAACCTCGAAGTCGGTGCGGCATGCCGGCGGCGTAATCGCCTCGTTCAGGATGTCGATGTCGAGAATGCCACCGGCGAGCTGCAGCGCCGTCATCTCGATCGAGACCCGAGTGCGCTCGAACTTCGCGAAGTAGAGACGCATCTTCAGGTCATCGACGAGGTTGCCGGCAAAGAAGGCCCCGTCCGTCGAGACGAAGAAGGTGCCCTGCACCACGCCATTATCGGTGTTGGTCATCGCCACGTAGTGGTCGCCGGTCGTGACCGCGACGATGGCGTAGCGTCTGCCCGCCACCAGGTAGGTCGGCGCGATCGCCACCTTGGTCTCGATCAGCGAGGGCAGGCCCGCACCACCGGAATTGGCGCCGACCTGGATGTCAGTGACCGGAATGGTGGTGCGCGAGAGCACCCGGTTGAGGTTCGGCATGCCGAACTCCGTCTCGCAGACCATCAGCGTCACGTCGCCGGCAGCGGCCTTGCGCGAGAAGAACAGTCCGACCTGCGTCAGCCAGCCATCCTGGCTGTTCAGGAAGGTCTGGGCGACCTGCTGGCCGTTGATCGTGGCGGTCGAGGCCACGCGGTCCCAGTAGGGCTCGACATAGACGTCGATCCAGAACTGCGTCAGCCGCACCCAGTGCACATTGCCGTTCGGAATGCGCTGGCCGTTCGGCATGGTGTCGGGAAGGCCGTTGGTGACCTGCCAGGTCTCGCCGTCGCGCTGGAAGACGCCAAGCACCATGTCGAACTGGCCCTGCCGCCACCATGTCGAGTTGGTGCAGACCGTGCGCGTCGAGCCGAAGCGCCGCCGCTCGCGGGTCCGGGTCAGCTGCCGCACCTCGGTCGTCTCGAAGGTGTACTGCGCCATCCGCGTCTCGCCGGTGTAGCCGGTGAGATCCATGCGCAGGCCATGGGAAAACTTCGGCAGGACGAAGCCGGAAGCGTTCTGGATGAAGACGTTGTTGGGATTGAGCAGTGCCAGCGGCGAGGTCTGGGTGCCGGCGATGGCAAACCGGATGCCCTCGCCCACCACCGCGTCATAGTCGGGATGATCGGTGTCGGTGCCTTCCTCGTTCAGGAAATGGTCGGTGCCGTAGTAGATGTAGGCGCCGGGCTCGAAGACCCGCTGGCGCAACTCGTCGAGCTGCTGCGTCAGGTCGACGATCTCGTTCTTGAGCGCAACAGCCAGAAACCGGTCGGCCAGCGCCGAGAGGTCGGTGCGCAGCGTGTCGACCTGACCGCTGATCTGGCCGCGCCAGTTCTCAAGCGACGTGACACGGTTCGCCACCGCGCGAAGATTGGGAAGCTGCGTCGGCGCCCACTGCTCGATGCCGACGACGCCTGTGGTGTCGAGCAACAGGTAGGCGATCACCGTCACATTGGCGTCGGTCGTCGGATAGCTCGGGTCCGGACCCTCGACGCCGGCAACCGTCGAGACCTCGGCGCGGCGCAGGTTCTCCATTGCCACCGACTGCGGCTCGGTCGTGCCGGCCTCCGCATCGATCAGGAAGTCGCGCGGCTGCACGTCGGTATCGACCGACTGGCCGAAGCTGACGATCGCCACGCGACGGCGGGTCAGGAACGGCAGCGCGTTGAACAGGTCGATCACCACGTTCTCATTGCGATCAAAGACCGCGCCGTTGGCGTAAAGGCGACCGGCCGAAAGCGTCACCTCGGTTGCTCCGGTCTTGGTGACGGCAAAGCCGACATAGCCGCGGCCCGGCTCGACGGCATCCCTGACGATGTGGTCGAGCGAGGTGCGCGCGAACTCCTGCGTGCTGTTCAGGTCGCCCGACTGGAGCTCCTGCCGGTCGCGGTAGATGACGATGCGTTCCATGTTCAGACCTCGATGTATCCGCCGACGGCGGCCTGGCCGATTTTTGGGCGATCGCCGGCGCGGACGGCGCGATGGGTTCTGGTGTTGAGCAAGACCTTGTCGCGCAGGGATTTGGTAATCCGCACCGCGTGTCGCGCGTCGGCGATCGGCTGCTTGGTTGTCGAGATGACAAAACCCTGCACGAAGCGCCCGGCGACGCGCCATGGCCGCCGACCGAGCAGCCGGATGCTGGCCTCGGCAAGGTAGGCCGGCACCCCGAGACGGGTGTTTCCGAGATGCATCGATCTGCGGCGCTCGATCGGGATGCGATCGGGATCATGGATGTGCCAGCGCTCGAAGAGATGCCGCCAGGCAATGGTGGGCGGCAGGAACCCGCCCGCGATCCGGCTGCCGCCGCCAGTGTAGATCGAACCGTTCTGACCCGCGTGAACCTCGGCGATGAATTGCGGCCGCACATCGATCAGCTGGGCCTGTGGCCAAACCGTCGTGTAGGTCTCGCGCCCGAGCCGAAACTGGTAGCTGGCATCGCGCGGGATGCGGATCATCCTTTGCGCCACGCCCTGGTCGTCGACGAGAAAGCCGCGCGCGCGGGGTGGGGCGTCGAGGTGGATCGCCCTGGTGGCCTTGGGCCCGAGGATCACCTCGTCATACGCGGTTGCGCCAACCATGCCGGCGCTCTCCAGCCTCACCTGACGGAGCGTCAGCGTCGTCTCCACGCCGCGGTCCCACAGCTTCGCTGTCCGCGTGTAGCGGGATGCATCGGTGCTGATCTGGCGGATCGGACCGAGCAGCGTCTCGCCGAGCATCCGCTTCACCGACAGGAAGCAGCCAAAGGGTCCCGTCCGGCCACGAGCGACGAAGGGATAGACGCGCAGCTGCGGAAATAGTGCCAGGTAGGCCTCCCGTTCGCCTTGCGTGAAGGCAGGCGAGAGGTCTTGGCGGGCGGAACGATGAAGCGGCGCAGGTCGCCACCCATGATCTTGACCGCCTCGGCGATTGCCGTGGCCGTGCCCTTTCGCGCATGCATGCCAAGCGAGCGCGCCAGCATCAGCCGGTGCTTGTCCTCCGGCCAGTCCTTTTCCCAAAAGTCGACCGAGAGCCCCCATGCGACCCATGGCAGGAATGGTGCCGGCGCCTCGTAGGGTCGCACCAGCTTCGGCACATGGAGCGGCAGGTCGGAAATGCGCGCGCCGGTCAGGTCCGCCGCTTCCTCGAAGGTCGTGCGGTTCTGAGGAAGCAGCGTCTCGCGGGGCATGGTCAGTCCTGACTTACGAAGCGGGTTAGCGACCATGAACGCAGGTCGACAACAGGTCGCTCTTACC